GTGGATTACGAACTCGACGGGGTACGCCAACTACAACAGCGCACTCAACGCGATTCGGCCCGCCGCCGTCTGTGCCATCTGTTAATCATCGTTAACCATCCCGGGCACCCACGGATGCCCGGGGCCGTTTGCAAAGGAGACGCTGACACATGTCCGTACCGGAGAGCAAGCGCACGCCGAAGCCGGTCTTTCTGGCTGCTCTGAAGGCCAGGGAGCTGGCGGCGTATACGCTGCGAATCTGCACTAACCCGAAGAACTTTTCCCCGCAATTCCAGTACGCCTTGACGGATGCCATCATCCGGACGGCGATAACGGTCCATATCTGCGTGCACCAGGCGAATAATATCCGGGTGGACCCTAGCAAGGCCGGATGGGAGGAGCGGGCAAAGAACCGCCACCAGCTCCAGGAGCGGGCGGCGGCATCGTGCAACGCCCTGCTTGCGTATATCGACCTGGCTAAGCCCATATACCACTTAAGCAGCAAGCGGGTGCGCTACTGGGCAAAGCTCACGATCGAGGCGAGGGAGCTTATCCAGGGCTGGAAGGATTCGGACAGCCAGCGTTTCAAAGTCACCGATAAACCCGGGATGTAGGCTATAGCGCAGAACGTCCGCCTCAGGAGCGCGAATAGGTCCAATACGAACAACGTGTGGAATACGAACTCGACGGGGTACGCCAACAACAACAACGCACTCAACGCGAATCGGCCCGCCGCCGACCGGGTCATCCATGAGCGGCCCGCAAAGCCCGCGCATAACGCGGGTGGACCGCGTGGCAGATGGCTCGGGGAGCCGACTTCCCGGCCCCGCCTAGGGGCGAACAATACCCGGGCGACGCGGGCATCCTGCGGGATGGTCCCGCTATCAGCGCCCGGGAAGATAAGATAATCTTGGATGCTAGAAATCATTACGATATAGAGGACGTGATAGGGTTTGACGCCCTCTATGAATCCATGCAGCGATGCAAGCGTGGTGTGCTCTGGAAGGCGTCCGCCGCCAGCTACTGCCTTAACGCCCTGGAGCGGACGATAAGCCTGGAAGAGGAGCTAAAGAGCGGGAGGTACAAGCCCCGGCCGCCCAAGCACTTTAAGATCCGGCACCCGAAAGAGCGGGATATCATCTCCATCCCGTTCCGCGATCGGGTCTACCAAAGGAGCCTCAACGATAACGTGATCTACCCGGCGATCACGAAGAGCTTTATCCCGGATACCTTCGCCTGTCAGAAAGGCAAAGGTACCGACGCCGCGCGGGAGCGCCTGAAGGTCTTCCTTCAGAAGGCATACAGGAGATGGGGGACGGCGTTCTATGTGCTGCAGGTGGACATCAAAGGATACTATCCGACCATGCGCCACGACGTGGCCAAGGACCTGTTTCGGCGCAAGCTCCCGGCGGAGGTATACATCCGGGCGGCCCGGGTCCTTGACGGGCAGTATGCCGGGGAGGTGGGCTTCTCTCCCGGCTCCCAGATGGTCCAGATCTGTGGGATATCTGTCCTCGACAGGCTCGACCATCGCATTAAGGAGCGCCTTCGGATAAAGTTCTATCTCCGGTATATGGATGACCTGATTCTGATCCACGAAGACCCGGCCTATCTCCAGGAGTGCCTGGGCTATATCCGGGATGAGCTGGAGAAGATAGGCTTTGAGGTGAGCAAGAAGAAAACTTCGATATACCCGGTCTCGAAGGGAATCTTGTTCCTGGGCTTCCGGTTCCGGCTGTCGGACACCGGCAAGGTCTATCTTCTGATCGATCCCAAGAACGTCAAGTCTGAAAGGAAGAAGCTGGCTAGGCTCGCAGCTAAGGCCAGGGCTGGCTTATTCACCAGGGAGAAGGTGGATGGATGCTATCAGGCATGGAGGGCGCACGCCTCAAAGGGGAGCACGTTCAGGCTGCTGCAACGCATGGATGCATACTATAAAAGTTTATGGAGGGAATGACATGAGCGCTTATAAGCCGATCAAGACTAGCGTAACCGAAGCCCGCAGGCTCGAGCAGGTAGAGGCCGACACGGCCAAGCTGCAGGCAGACCTGCTGTATGTCGCCATGATGGCAGACGTGGATCTGGAGGAGGTAGAGGACAATGAGTAAGATGTTCGGGATCATCAAGCACTATTATGATGCCGGCCTGTGGACGGAGCGGCAGGTATGGAACGCTGTCCAGAAGGGCAAGATCACCGAGGAGGAGTACCACCTCATCGTGGACGGCGAGCCGGAGGCCGGAAGCAATGAGCCGGATGCTCAGCCGGATGAGGAAGAAACCCCCGCCCCTGCTGCCGCCGATGAGGAAGCGGCCGGGGAGGCTGAGGAGGATTGACGCTCCTGGATGTGGTCGACCGGCAGACTGAGATCATAAAAGAGCTGTCCGACATCGTAGATAAGCAGTTTTGCATGTTGTGCCTCCTATGCCCGCCGGATGCGCCGGAAGCCGCAGCGCTCCTGGACAGGATCGAGCATGTGGCAAAAGAGGCCGGAGCGCTGGCGGACGGATGACAGCAAAGAGCGCCGGCGGACATCCCCGGCGCTCTTTTGGCAAAGGAGGCGTATACCATGATTTACGACAGTGAGGAGGCGCGGCCCTGGTGGACATCTCAGCGGCATTGTTAGCATTTGTGGCGGTAGTCCCCAGCGCCGTGACCGGATTCTGTTTCTGGTTGATCGAGAAACGCATCGAGCGCCGGGCTGCCCGGGCCGATGAGGAACGGCAGAAGCGGCAGGCGGAACAGGACCGGCGAGAAGCCGCCCGGCAGAAAAACGAGCTCTTGACCGCCCAAGCCATCGGGGCATCCCTGGCACTCAGCGAGGCGACGGCCCGGGCCGTGCAGCGCATCCCAGACGCACACTGCAACGGGGACATGCACGAGGCCCTGGAATACGCCAAGCAGGTGAAGCACGCCCAAAAGGATTTCCTGTTCGGCCAGGGCATGGCCAGCATATACAAAGGGGTGGTGGAATCATGAGACGGATATGGGGCCGCCTGAAGAAGCTGAAGGGCCTGGACATCGCCCTGGCCCTGACCTTCGGGTTTTTTATCCTGTTCCATTTTCAGATGCTGGACCTATATAAGACTTATGGATCCATCCCGGAGTCGTACGCCATGGCCGTGGTCGGCGCCACGATCGGGGAGGCGGGCATCTGCGGATGGATCCATAATGTGAAGGAACGGGAGCGGCGCTCCCGGGAGGATGAGGAAAACGATGGATAATGTTATTTATACATTGCTATTATTTGCGGCGACGCTGGCCGGGTATCTGATCAGGACGAAGCTGGAACCGAGGATACACTATCTCCTTAACGAGCTGGACCCGGAGACCCTGGACGGCCTGAGCAAGTGGGCCCTGAAGCTTTGCCGAGCAGCGAAGAACCAGAGCCTCTCCCTGTCCTCGGCATACGCCCGCCGGGAGTGGGTGCTGGATCAGCTCTCAAACCTGTGCGAGCGTTTCGGCGTGAACCTGACCGACGAGCAGAAAAGGGCGCTCCTGGAGGCCGCCTACGATGAGATGACGGCAGAGGATGCCTTCATGGCCTCCGGCCAGCCCGTGGCAAAGGAGGCGGTGCGATGATCAGCAACTGCGGACACGATGAGAGCTGGGGATACTCCGGCGGCAGGGCTGGGGACCAGACCGCCCAGGAGTGGGAGGTAACGAACTGGTACAGCCGGCCCTGGAACTGCGTCCTCCGGTATCCGGATGCAAGGGTCAGGGCACTGCACGCCAGCATGGCCAGGGCCGCCGCCCTGAATAACCATATCGGCTACGACCAGGGGCAGAGGGACACTTTCGGAGCAGCCCTGAAGGCAGCAGGCGACGACCCCGCCGCCATCCGGGTGGACTGCGAGACCGATTGCTCCAAGGGCGTCATCGACATTACCAAAGCTATCGGCAGGAAGCTGGGCCTTCCTGCCCTTCAGAATATCGGGGCCACGTATACGGGCAACATGCGGGCGGCCTACCGGGCCGCAGGGTATACGGTGCTCACGGAGGCCAAGTACCTGACCAGCGCTGCCTACCTGCTGGCCGGCGACATCCTTCTAAATGACGTCCATCACGTAGCCACCAACCTGGACGACGGGAACATGGCTCTCCCGCTTGCCACCGGCACCGTGGCGGCATCCGGCACGCTCTCCAAAGTAGAGAAGTATGTCGGCGTCATCTCCGGCGCTCCTGCTGCCGGAGCGGCGGTCAGGACGTGGGCCGGGCCTGGATATCCCGCTTGCTCTTTCTCCCCGCTGCAGGATGGCCGGCAGGTGGGGGTATGCGCCGAGATCACCGGGACGGATAAGGAAAAGTGGCTGTATATCCGAGTGATCGTGAAGGGCGCACCGCTCTATGGCTTTGTCAGCGCTGGCCATGTGAAAGTCAGCGATAGCCAGCTGAAGGCCGGCAGCCGCGTGATCGTCACCGGCACGCTGTATGATATCGCCAACGGATCCGGTCCGTCGGAGCATGTCCGCGGAGAATCCATGTATATCACGGAGGTCCTGGGCAGCTCCTATCGCTACCCCGTCGGAGTGGCTTATAAGAAGGGCGGCGAGCGCATCGGCTGGACGGCCAAGGCTAGCGTGACGCAGGCGTAAAAAAATAGTTGGCGAAAGCAGATAGTAATCTTGATTGTTATCTGCTTTCGCCAACTCTGGGAAGACAAGCAGAAGAAAAAACAAAAAGGCCTCGGAGGATATCCCCGAGGCCTTTTATTGAATCAGGCTTCCTGCTCCGGGCCAAGCGCCGACAGGATCAGGCCGGCCACAATATCGGACCGCGTCCGGCCCGTTTTCTCGGCCTCCCGCCTAACAAGATCGGCGGCCGCTGCCGGGATAGAGTAGGTCACCGTCATAGCCTCCATGCTCTCATCGACGGGCCCAAAGATCTCCTCATACTCGTCACCGCTCAAGTTGTCCTCGGCCCATTCCTTGGCCTCCTCATAGGTCAAGGGGGAGATAGAGGCCCCTCCGCTCCAGGAGTTAAGCGCCACCTGCTTGCAGTACTTGGTGGCAGGTCCGCCCTCGCCGTACAGGAAAAACTCCCCGGTGCGCTTTTTGTACAGGTACTCCTCCCAGTAGCCAAGATCGCCCGGCTCCGCGCTGGAGCAAGACACCGCCACCCTTTGAGCCGTCTCCGTGTCATACCTTTTCCCTGCAATGATCTTCTTCATTTTTATACCCCTTTCTTGATTCTTTCTGGCGTAGCCTCGGCCCGCCTTTTGCTGGCGGCTCCCTTGGCCTGACTATATGGTACAATACATTTAAATATATGTCAACACTTTATTTATGTGTTTGTGTGGTATCTTTTATGTCCACTTTGCGGGCGAGCGATCCGCTTAGGACGCAGGGCGCAGGGCGGTAGCCATTGCCGCCCTGCGTGTGTTATACTGGATATGCAGGTAGTGGATTTTTAGTTCCTCCTAATAGGGTATGTGTGTTTCGTTCGCAGCGCCCGGCCGGATCGGCCCGGGCGTTTTTGTTTAGCACTCCGCCAAGACGGCGGCCCGGAACGCCCAGGCGTCCGAAAGCCAAGCTCTGGCCCCACGGCAAAAAGAAATCACCAGGAACACCGCGAACATCACTAGGAACACCGCGAACATGCCGGCATAGAGGAGCATGTCACAGGCGTGGCAGATTATAACTTTTGCGTATCTTTTGGCTATAACGGCATATCTTTTGATAACTTTCGATCTCTTTTTGAGAGCCTTCCATGCATACGGCGCATAAAAAATAATATCCTCTACCAGGTTAGACGTGGTATAATAAAGCCAAAGGAATGGCAGGGAAGCATACCTTAGGACCGCCATGGCAAAAGCGGCTATGGCATCCAGGTCGATTGTCAAGACGATGACGTGATTCTTCATATTCGTTACTCCTTTCTTTCTGTGCGCGGCGGGGATATTTATCCCCGCCTTTTTACTCGCACTCAAATGACCACTTGATCGTGACCTCTCCATTGTTAACGATAACCTTGTCTACCAGCGAATGGATAGCAATCCGGCGCTCCTCAAAGCTGCCTCCCTCCATGAGAGAGGAAAAATCTTTGAGCGACTCCATGATCTCCTCCAAGGGCGGGGCCTTTGGCCTGTTGGCGAGGATCTCCTCGAGCGAGTCTGACAGGGCTGCCTGCTTGTCCTTCAGCGGGTTCAGGCGGTCCTTTGCCTCATCGAGATCGAGGCCGCCCGCCTGGTACAGATCGAGGATACGCTTTATCTGCTTCTCCACCTGGTCCAACTCTGAAGAGATGGCCGCCGCTTCTTCCTGGCCGTCGTCCAGCTCCCATTCCTCCAGCATCTCCCGGATGGCCTCCGGATCCGTCCTAAGCTCCCCTACCCTTTTCATGACAATGGCGTCCAGCTCTTGCTCCAGATACCTTTGCCTGTTCTGACAGTCGGCCCGGGCAATCATCCTTTTGTTAGACCGGCTCACAGAGTAGCAGACGTATGACCGCTTATAAAACGTTTGCCCCGGCCTCCCCTGCGCCTTGATGCCCAGCCTCGCCCCACAGTCCCCGCAGTAGACGATCCCCGTGAGCAGGCCGGAGCTGGGATAAAAGCTCCTGTTGGTCTTCATCCGGGCGTTGGCTGCCTCCCAGTCCTCCTCTGATACGATGGCCTCATGCCTGCCCGGCATGGCCTGCCCGTGGATCCGCACGCAGCCCTTGTATACCGGGTTACCAATGATCTGGCCTATCGTGCCGTCTGCTATGACGTGCCCATACTTGGCGTTTATCCTCTTCCAGACAGCCGCCAGGGAGAGGCCCTGGCGGTACAGCTGATATATGTCCTTCACGATCACGCTCTCAAACGGATCAGGGGTCAGGACGTTTTTTCCGTCCGGACCCGGGTCCCGCTTATAGCCAAACGGGACCCGGGGGAAGATAAAGCGCCCGCTCTTGACGGCGGCCTCCTTGCCCATCATGGTCCTGGCCTTGATGGTCTCCCGCTCCATCTGCGCAAAGGCCGAGAGCACGCCGACCATGCACCGCCCGATGGGCGTGCCCGTGTCAAAGGACTCCTCCAAGGATTGAAAGGCCACGCCCGCCGGCAGGAAGACGTCCTCCAGGAGCGCCATGGTATCCCGCTGACTCCGGGAGAGCCGGTCCAGCTTCCAGACGATGACCCGGCGGACCTTACCCTTCTTGACGTCGGATATCACCTCCTGGATGCCGGGGCGGTCCAGGTTCGCCCCGGAGAAGCCGGGGTCGATGGCGGCCCGGTGCACCTGGTAGCCCATCGCCTCACAGAAGGCCCGAAGCTTGCGCTCCTGCTCCACGACGGAGTAGCCCTGCTCTGCCTGCTCTGTCGTGGACACCCGGATGTAGATGTCCACCGGGCAGATTTTCTCATCCATCCGGCCACCCCTTTCCCTTTACCGGGAGAGCTGCCGGGGATATAATGCTTGTGTAAAAAATCATTTTGTTACCTTCCTTTGGGAGGCCGTTCCATGTCGCAACCATGGGGCGGCCTTTTTGCGTTACTGGTCGTCCGTCAGATACCAGGTAAGGCCAAGGCCTGCCCGGAGCTCTTCGAGGGACGACAGTTCCCTCTCTATGAGATGTCTTTGGATACTCTTCTGCCCCGGGTGCTTTTTTCAAATTCCAGGGCTTCCCGATACGCCTGGAGCTTCTGATCGATCTCCGAGTCGCCGGTGGCGATGAAATCGGCCGCCCCATCCGGCGGGGGATCCGGCAGGATCTCCGACAGCTTCCCGGCCTGCAGGTCTGCCGCAAAGTCCGCGATAAACTCGATCACGGCCTCTTGCTTGTCCTCCGGCAGCAAGACGAACTTCTCCACCAGGAGCCGCACCGGCGGCGTGAGGTGGTACTTCTCGGCCAGCTGGTTCACAAGGGTCTCGGCCTGCGGGACAAACATGTCGCCCTCCCCGGTCCTCAGCCACGCCTCGGATACGCCGTACTCCCGGCAGATCAGGGCGATGACGGAGTCTATCGGTTCGTTGCGGTTCTGTTCGTAATTGGCCAGCGTAGACCTTTTGATAGCAATCCGGTCGGCAAAATCCTGTTGCGTCATGCGTAGATTCAACCTGACGTCTTTGAGCCTTTCTCCTAAGGTCATATATTCACCTCCTTTCCGATTCCAATTATATCCCATCAAATGACACATTGCAACATAATGTTTTGCAGAAACAAAATAGGACTTGACGAATGACGAGTGCCGTCATATAATTGACACAACGAAACACGAAAGGAGGTCAGCCGATGACATCGGAAGAGATCAGGGCGACGCTCGAGAAGCTGATCCGGAACGGGTCAGAGGAAGAGCTGAAGAACCTGCTGGCAGTCCTCACGGAGCTCCTGGAAGAGTCCAGGAAGTGGGACAGGCAGGGAGGGGCCGAAGGGCTCCTCCCCTCTATACCAGCGGGACATGACCGGATCTTGGCCAAAGCCCGGCCGGCCCTATTGCACCTTGAAAACTAAATAGGGAACGAGAAACAAAGAAACAGGAGGGAACGGACATGAAGGAATACAGAGGGAGCTATGACGGCCTCATCTACGACATGCTGCACAAGCTGGAGGACACCGCAACGGTGCCCGAGATGCACGGCGGCTATCCGATGGCGGCGCTGATCCGTGAATGGCGGGAGACCAGGAAAGACCTGACCTTCCTGCTCGATGACGGATACCTGAGCCAGGAAGAGTATGAGGACGCTGTGAGCTTCCTGTCCGGCATAGTCGACACCTACCTCACGAACGCCCAGCTCGAGTTCGAACTGGAAAACGGAGACGGAGAGGAAGAGGAAGACGAAGACTAAACACCAGAGGGCAGGCGGCGCTGGCCGTCCTGCCCGCACAAAGTGCGAGGAGATAACGATGAGGAAAGATAAGCCGCACGACAGGGACGCAGGGCCGCCCATGTCCCATAAGACCGGAGAGAAGAACATCACATGCCGGTGGGGCGACCTGGTCAACGGATGCCCGCACCTGGTCATCGCGAAGGAGAAGGGGACACTGTCCCGGAATGAGATCGAGGACGCCGCCCGGAGGTTTTCCCCCGGCAAGTACCTGCTCATCGTGGACGCCAGGATGGAGGGCATCTTCGACAGGCTCGGCGCCGGCCGCTACGGAGACACGGCGCACCTGCTCGACATGGAGCACGTAACCAGCGCCCTGGCAGAGATCTGCTTCAGGGCATACCGAGAGGAGGAGAAGAGGAAATGAAAAGGTACATCATCCCCGCTGCCATCGCCGGCCTGCTGGCCTACCTGCTGATCATGATGGCCAGGGCGTCCCCGGACGTCTTCGGGGCATCCGGCAGGGGCGGGAGGTGGATCTGATGGGAAAGAAGATGATCGCCATCCAGGGCATGGATCAGATCCCGGTCTGTAAGTATTGCCCATTTCAAGACCGGGGAGAATACAGCCTTTTCTGTATGGCTCAGAGCTATTTCAGGCCGGGCCACGGGCGGGGCTGCGGGTGGTTCTTCCATAAGATCGCACTGCCAGAGGGCCTATATGACCCGGAAACTTTCCGGGACCCGTCCTGCCCGCTGGTGGTCATCGAGTGCACGCCTGAAGCCTACTGGGTTCAGGAGAGTGACAAGGTCGTCCTGTGCTCCAGATGCGACAGCGGTTTCCAAGAGGCGCTCATCCACGACGTGGCCGATTATGGCGAAAGAGAGTATCCCATGTACTGCCCCAGCTGCGGGGCTTACATGGTTAACTGGGAGACCGGGGAAGACCCGGAGGCGGAAGCCTGATGGCAGCAGACACCTGCAAGAACTGCGTGCACTGCGGCTCGACCTATAAGGGCGGCTGGTGCAAGCTAAAAGGCAAGAGAACGAAGCTTAACGGCTCCTGCGAGGAGCATGTGAGGAAGACGAGATGAGGACATCATACCTGTTTGACAAGGACGAGTTCCTGAACCGGATCATCGATGCCGTCCACACTGCCGAGAATTACCGGGCCATCAACGCCCTGGCCAAGGCAGAGGACGAGCCGGCCAGAATGATCGCCCACGCCATCTGCGGGGCCGTACGGGCCGACCTGTCGGCCTATCTGGATGAACACCAGAGGACGAAGCGAAGCGCTGCGGGAGGTGATCTGACATGAAAGAGCTATACGCCTTCGACCGGGAGACGTGCATCGACCTGATCATCGATACGGTCCACAGTGAGCAGATGGAGAAGGTCGCCGAGGACTATGTCGCCGACGAGAGAGACATCCATGTGTTCCTCGGCTGCCTCTGCGACAATCTCATGGCCGTCTTCTACGACTTCTTGGATGAGCACCAGGAGGCCGTTGAAGACGGCAGGACCGGCAGGACCGTCCTGCCCCCGAAGGTTATCGTTAAGTTCATGGCCGGGGTCTTCGGGGAAAAAACGGCCATGTGCTACTGCCGGATGCGGGCCTTCGAACTCTTGGCATCCGGAGCGGACCGCCCCGGCCGGGAGAGGGCCGCCGAGTTTCTGGACATCGCCGCAAGGCTCAGCGAGGAGGCGGGCAAGCCATGAGAGACGACATGCTGGTCCAGTACAACAAGGTCAAACGGATGTCGCTGGTCCAGTTCCGGCAGTGGGTGGCCGCCTATGGCAAGGCCTGCTATGAGGACGGGCTGAGGACCGGCGAGGCAGAGGGGAGCTGGTGGAGCGATGAGCAGATCTATCAGATGCTCCGGGGAGAGAAGATCGGGCCCGACCGGGCCAGGCGGATCACACAGGCGCTGACGGACGGGCCGGAGGAGGTGAAAGCATGACACTGAGGCAGGCGTTAAACAACTACGCGGAGAGCACCGACGACATCGCAAAGACCAAAATCGAGGATGCTCTGAACAGGCTGAAGGCGGCCCTTGTCGGCATGGCTGCGGAAGACGTGGAGCAGGTCGAGGGTTATATCTTCAGCGCGGCCTGTTCTTTGGTGGAGGTCAGAGAGCGCGGCAAGATCATGGAGGACCTGCTGCAGCTCATGACGGAGTGCAGCGACGCAGAGGACTAAGGAGGGGATGCGATGGAGAGACAGGATTTCCCGGTAACGTTTGAGGACATGGTCGAGACTTTCGAAGACCAGAGGGACGTGCAGCTTGCCAGGGCCATGGATTATCTGAAGGATGCCGCCAGGGCTATGGCAGATGTGGAGACAGTCCAGGCGGCAGAGCACATCCACAAGGCGGCGGCCTCGGCCACCTGGGCGGCTGCCATGCAGTACGCCATCAGGAACCTGAGGAGCGCCGCTGAAGAGAACGAGGCCGCCGCCCTGGACTGGCGGCGGGAGCTCGAGGCGGCCATTGTGAAGGACGCCCTGGCGGATGCCCCGGAGCGGCGGCGACGCCGCAGGGGCCGCCATATCAGAGAGAGGAGGTAAGACGATGAATAGCAAGGCACTGAAGCAGGAGCCGACGAAGCGCCAGGCGATGAACACGGAGCGCATCGTCCTGCAGGTGGCCACGGCCCCGCCGGATCAGATGAACCTGATCGCCATGGTGGCCAACGCATACCTGGACGGGATGCTGGCGGGGATGGCACAGGCCGGGCAGCTGCCCGGCAGGATGGAGGCGGGGGCATGAGCGGCGCACCCCTCACGATGAGAACAGCGCCGGCTTATGCCGCCCTCCTGGTGAGCAGGTGGAAGGCCGGGGCGATGGCCCCGTACCTTCCCAAGGGGAGGCGATACTTTGAAGATGATGCTGCACGGGGGGACGGTGACCCTGATCGAGGTCCCGCCCTCCAGGGCCGCCCAGCTGAAGAAGGGCGGGCGGATGCAATGGGACAGGAACCGGCAGGCCTTCGCGGCCCCGGCGTCGCTGGGGCTCCTGGAGTACCTGGCCGGGATGTTTACCCTGCCCGGGCCTTACATGCAGGTCCTGGAGCGGATGCGCCGGGGCAGGGCCGCAGCTGAGGAGGAGCGGGCCAGGGAGACGCCGGTGGCGCTGGTGCATTATCCGGTTAAGCGGACGTTATACGCGCACCAGGTGCGGGCGGCCAACATGGCCCTGCTGGATTTCGGGATAGTGGAACCAGGAGAGGGAGGCGGCGATGGAAACAGGAAATAGCATCCACAACGCGGCGGGCTATGTCGAAACCTGCCTGGGATGGCTGGAGGACGAGGGTTTGGACTCGGGGGCTTTTGAGACCCTGATCGACGCGGCCGGGGAATACCTGGCTTTCCTGGATGATACACAAGGCGAGATGGCCGACGCTGCGGACTATCTGGCCAAAGCCTGCCTGGCCCTGGATGGCCCGGCGGCCGACCTGGCCAAGGTGCGGGGATGGATAGAGGACGCCATGGGAGCCATTGACGCGGTCCGGGATGAGATCAGGAAGGTGGCTCCATGATCAGGGACGTGTCCGCTGGTTTTGGGCTGTTGATGGAAATGGGTTGCGGCAAAAGCCTGACCGCCATCGCCATCATGGGCGCGGCCTATGAGCGGGGAGCCATAAAGCGGGTCCTGATCGTGGCCCCGGCGTCCGTCGTGAGCGTCTGGCCCAGAGAGCTGGAAGAGTCGGCAGCCTTCCCTTACAAGGCGGCGGCGCTGACCGGTACCAAGGCAAAACGATTGAAGGCCCTCCAGGCCCTTCAGGATGCCCGGGAGGACGCCCTGAAGGTGGCAGCCATCAACTATGAGGCTACATGGCGGGACGGGCTCCTGGAGGCTCTCCTGGCCTACGACGCGGACCTCATCGTGGCGGATGAGAGCCAGCGCATCAAAGACCACGCGGCCAAATCATCCAAGGCCATACATGAGCTGGGGGAGCGGGCGCGTTACCGCCTGATCCTGACCGGGACGCCGGTTCAGAATAACGCCGTCGACGTTTTTAGCCAGTACAAGTTTTTGGATAGCTCCATCTTCGGGAACAGCTTTTACAGCTTCCGAGGGGCCTATTGCAAAATGGGCGGCTTTGAACGGCGGCAGGTGGTGGGATACCGGGACCTGGACGGCCTGATCGGGAAGGTCCATTCCATCGCCTACCGGGTCACCAAGGCCGAGGCGCTGGACCTGCCAGAGCAGACATTCGAGACCCGGGTCATCCCCATGGAGAAAGCCGACCGGCGCATCTATGACGATCTGAGGCGGGAGGGTTACGCAGAGCTAGACGAGATGGGGGCGAGCATCACCGCCGCCACTGTCCTGACAAAGCTCCTCCGGCTCCAGCAGTTTACCGGCGGCTTCCTGCAGCCGGATGACGGGGCAAAGCCCGTCTTCCGGTTTGATGGGAAGCTGGCCGCCCTGGAGGACATCCTGACCGACTATGTCCTGGGAGAGGGTAAAAAGATCGTGATCTTCTGCCGGTTCCTGGCAGAACTGGAGAAGATCGAGGAGCTTTTAAAGCGGCTCCGGATCGGATACGGATGCATCTATGGCGATGTGAAGATCTCCGACCGGGGAGATGTCGTGAAGGCATTCCAGGAAGATCCGGAGGTGATGGTCTGCCTGGCTCAGATCGACTCTGCCGGCCTGGGCCTCACACTCACGGCGGCGGACACCTGCGTCTATTACAGCCTTACGTTTAACTACGGGACTTACACCCAAAGCCTGGCCCGTATCCATAGGATAGGCCAGGTCAACCGGTGCACATACATCCACCTGCTGGCAGAGGACACCATCGACCAGAAGATCATGACGGCCCTGTCAGCAAAAGAAGAGCTAGCCCACACGATTGTCGATGATTGGAGGAAATACTTTGAGTGAGAAGAAGCTGAGCGTCCAGGAGCTGGGAGAGCTCCTGGAGAAGTACAAGGACCTGAAGGCTGAGACCGATCAGGCCGAGGAAGATCTGAAGAGTCTGAAGGCGGCAGCAGAGGATGCGAAGAAGACCCTGCTGGATGCCATGATCCTGTCGGAGACCCCGGTCTTCGTTCATGGGGAGCGGTGCATCAGCGCCGCCTATAAGTGCAAGTATCAGAAGGGCAAGGGCGTATCCGACGAGGAGCTGTTCGAGGCGCTGCGGGCCGCCGGGATGGGCGACATTATCCAGGTCAAGGAGTCCGTGCCTGCCGCCACCCTGTCCGCCGCCGTGGCGGAAGCGGCAGAGCTCAACGCCGATGAGGAGGGCGTGGCGCAGGTGCCGAATGCCCTGGCCCCGGTCATCCGGAAGTGGGAGTATTTTGACCTATCAGATACCAAGGCCACCAAGACGCAGCTGAAGGCCATGGCGGCCATGCAGGCGGCCAACATGTGAGAGATAGATGCGATGAACAGGATGGAAGCATGGAGCTATGTAAAAAATAATTTTCCATACGATCCGGGCCAAAGCGATTATATAGCGCTTTTCAGACTTCGCCATAAAGCCATTTGCCTGCCCGAAATAGGAGTGAACGGACAGGGGCGTGATGAGGCTGATTGGTGCTACATTGACGCCTGCGGAAAAATCGACACGGGGGAGTATGGGGACATTTACTACTTCTGACGCATGAAAGGAGAAAGAGGCAATGGCAGATACGAAAGCCCTGGTGCCGGCAAACGAGGCACCCGTTTTTAACCTGGCCGCGATCGACGCGGACCTGGGCGGTACGATCGCCGAGGAGATGGACGGCCTGGGGAGTGTCCCCTTTGAGATCATCAAGGTCCCGGGAGGCGGCCATATCGCCTTTGAGGTGGCCGGGGACGATGAGAACAACCCCGACGTGGTCAAGGAGCTGGTGGGCATCATCGTGCACCAGCACGCCGTCAACGCATATTGGGAAGAGGACGCAGGCAGTAAGGACGGCGACAAGCGCAACGCTCCCACCTGCTCCTCCCTGGATGGGCACACGGGCTATGTGTCGGCCGAGGGGGTCTACCGGGACTGCGGCGAGTGCCCCTATAACAAGTTTGGGTCTGCCGGCAGGGGGAAGGCCTGTAAGAACATGCGCCGGCTGTACTTTCTGATGGAAGGGCGGGCGATGCCGGTTATCATCCAGATCCCGCCCACCAGTCTGAAGGCATTCAAGGACTACGTGGGGATGTGGATCGCCAGGAAGCAGATCCCGCCCTATGCCCATGTCACGAAGCTGACTTTGAAGAAGGAGACCAGCCCGGAGGGCAAGGACTACTCGAAGGTGATCTTTTCACACGTTTCCACATTATCCACCGAGGATGTGGAAAAGGTCCTTGTCATCAAGCGCATGTGCAGCGAGAGGACGCAGGAGACCAAGGCCGAAGCGGCTGCCCCGGCTGCGGCGGATGCGCCGGCACCGAAGGCGGCCCCGCCGGTCATCACTGACCCCGAGGGGTTCTTGGAGATCCCGGACACGGACATGGAGGAGCTCCCATTCAACTGACCACCGCCATCAGGGAGGGCTACCCCCCCCCACCGCACATAGATAGGAGAGGGGAAAATGGCGGATGGATATAACAAAGTCAACATCGATGACGTCGTCGACTATAGGGGCGAGTACTCGGCCGTCATAAAGCGGGCACAGATCACGGGGGACCACCTGGTGGGCCTGTGCCCGTTCCACCCCGATAAGCAGGACAGCTTTTCCGCCGACCTGCGGACGGGGAAATGGACCTGCTTCGCCGAAGGGACCAGCGGAAACTTCACGACCTTCTACGCCGCTCTCCACGCCCTGGACACTAAGGACGCCTTCAAGGAGATCCTGGCCAAGTACCACGTGGATGGGCCAAACGAGACGGCGAGAGCCGCCAGGGCCGGGCAGAAGCAGGGGCCGGCTAAACGGGAGGACGGCCCGGAGCTCCAGTCTTACACGGTCAAGGAGTACTCCCTGGAAAAGGGGCTCCCGGAGGAGTTCCTTTCAGATGTCTGCGGCCTGACGACGGAGAGGGGGCGGGACGGGATCAGCTACGTGAAGATGCCCTACTTCCTCGAGGGCGGGGCGGCCTACACTTACCGAAAACGCTATGCAAAAAAGGCGTTCCGGTGGGGATACGGGTCGGCCGGCAAAATTAACCTGTACGGGGACTGGAGGTATCCAGATATCAGAAAGGCCGGATACGTCATCCTGGTGGAGGGAGAGAGCGACACGCAGACGCTATGGCACCTCGGCCTCCCCGCCCTGGGATCGCCGGGGGCTTCAAATTTCAAGCCGGAGTTCGCAAAGAAACTCTGTGACCTTGGCAAGGTGTACATCCATGTCGAGCCGGATCAGGGCGGCCAGACATTCTTTGATAAGGTCCACAAGGGGCTCAGGACGGCAGGGTATGGCGGGCAGGTCTTCCGGCTGTCCTGCAGCACTTTCGGCACGAAAGACCCCTCCGAGCTTTTCCTGAAGCGGGGCAAGGAGGAGGCGGCCCGCCTTATCATGGGGGCCGTGAAGTCGGCCGAAGAGGTCGACCTGGAAGCCAAGGCGGCCCCGGCGGGCCTCGAGGGAGCGCCGGTAAAGCTCCGGCAGGCCGACGGGTGGGTCTTCGCCAACGAGGGCATCTACCGGATAAACAAGAAGACGGAGCTGCCGGAGCTGGTCTGCAAGACGCCCATCCTGCTGTCGAAGCGCCTGGTCAACCTGGAGACGGCAGAAGAAAAGGTGGAGGTGGCCTACCGCCGGGACAAGACCTGGAAGACGGCAGTGCTCCCCCGCCCCGCCGTCTTCACCGCCAAAGGCATCACCTGCCTCATGGAGCTCGGCTGCACCGTCACGTCAGAGAATGCCCGGCAGGTGGTCGGGTATCTCGGGGAGCTGGAAGCCGAGAACATGGACCTGATCCCGAGGACGGCGTCTGTGTCGTCCCTCGGGTGGATCGGGAAGGACAGGTTCCTGCCCGGCCACGGCGACGGCATCGTCCTGGATGCCGACCCGTCCATGGCCCGATGGGCGACCGGGTATCATACGGCCGGCACGTTCGAGGGTTGGAAGACGGCAATCGGCGGGCAGAGGGACAAGTATAAATTCAGATTTATCTTGGCTGCCAGCTTTGCCGCTCCCCTGCTCAAGATCGTGGGACAGAGGATATTCATGGTCTACAACTGGGGCGGGGCAAAGACCGGCAAGACGGCGGCGCTGAAAGCCGCCCTGTCGGTCTGGGGGGACTGGGAGAAGATCCTGGCGACCTTCAATGCCACCACCGTGGCCATCGAGAGGATGGCGGGATTTTACCGGGACCTGCCGATGGGGATCGATGAGAGGCAGCTGGCCGGAAAGGACCAGCAAGGCCTCGAGAAAATGGTCTATATGATCGCTTCAGGGTCCGGGCGGCTTCGTGGCACGAAGACCGGCGGCCTTCAGGCGCTGACATCCTGGCAGACCATCGCCCTGGCCACCGGGGAGGAGCCGCTGGCCACCAACACGTCCCAGGCGGGGGTGTCCGCCCGGACGATAGAGCTGTATAACGGCCCCTTCGAGCATGAGGAGGACGGCATGGCCATGCACAGGGCCGCCTCGGCGGACTACGGCCACGCCGGGCCGCTGTTCATCTCTTGGGTGCTCCACACGGATGAGGGCGACATCCGGGCCGCCCACGCCCGCATGGTGGAGGAGGTCAGGAAGCTGGGACCGGACCTGGCCATGGCGCATGTCACAGAGATAGCCGTGGTCGCCCTGGCCGATGCCCTGGTGGACATGTGGGTCTTCGGGAACGACGCCCCGCCGGAGCCGGCAGACGGCAAGATCCCGCTTCAGATCCCGGAAACATCCTGGAACCATGCGGTCCAGATGGCCGCATCCGTTGCGGCAGAGCAGCAGAGCTCCGGCGTAGACGACGTCAATGAAAATGCAAAGCAGTACATCGTGGACTGGATCCTGTCTAACAAGGCAAGCTTCGGCGGCGATGCATTCGGGCAACGCCTGGGCGCGCTGGAGGACGGGAAAGCCTACATCTTCCCTTCTCTTCTGACGCAAGCGCTCGAAAAGGGCGGTTTCTCATACCGGAAGACCATCCGGTATCTGGCAGAGGCCGGCCTGGTCGCCTATACCGTCGAGGCGTCCGGCAAGACCGTCTACAGCATCGTCAAGAAGCTAGGCGGGAAGCCCTGCCGGGTGGTCGCTTTCGACCTGGACGTGGCAGCAGGCGGGGCCAAAGAAGAGAAGCCGAAGCCCCAGGAGCCTGAATGGGAACCGGCTCCGCAAGGCATCCCATTTGACGACGGAGGCGGCGATGGAGAGCAGATGGAACTGCCCTTCTGAAGGTTACACCTAAAAATTAGGTGTAACCTTAGGTGTAACCTAGGTGTAACCCTAAAAACCCAGTAACCGCAGTGCTTAGAGGGGTCTGGTTACACCTGTTACACCTAATTTCGGATATATAAACTATATATAGCGAAGTTGTTTGCAGACCTACCCCACAATGCAAACAACTTCTCTATATAGAGGTTTATTCCCAGAATTAGGTGTAACCGTGTAACCGACCCCGGAACCCCTACAGCCATGGGGCTTTCCGGGCTTCAAAAAGGTTACACCTAAAGGTGTAACCGGCCCAGATGGGGAGGTGGAACACCCCAAATGTTGTACAAAAATCTGTGCAAGACTTCGAAAAGACCATTTTATTGGACATGCAAAGTTTGCAAGTTTGCATGGTTTTTCGAGGGCAAAATCGGAGGAAAAGCAAGGATGATTGTGAAAAGCGAGGGGAGATACAAAACAATCGTAGCAGATGGCGAAGCAGATGCGGCGGAGCTCAGCACGCTCCTGGTGGAATCGGCCACCTATGAGGTCCAGATGATCCAGGCCGCCCTCTCAGAGATGGGGACGGGCCAGAAGCCGGTGGGCCGCCACACCCTCCTCGGCATCCAGCCATGGATCGACAGACTGGACCACACCGTGGACCTGCTCTTTAAGGTTTTGGAGTGACCGACATGAATTACGGGAAGATATATCTGGCGGATATTGCAAACGGGCCGGGATGCCGGACCAGCCTCTTCGTATCAGGCTGCCGGCGGCACTGCCCCGGATGCTTCAACCGGGAGACATGGGATTTTGAGTTTGGCCGTCCGTACACGCTGCGGACGGAGGACGGCATCATCGAGACGCTGGAGGCCGACGGGAACGACGGCCTGACCATCCTGGGCGGTGAACCGATGGAACCGGAGAACCAGGAGGCCCTGTTCCCGCTCATCTTCAGAGCCCGGGCGCTCGGCAAGAGCATATGGGTCTATAGCGGCTTCACGCTCGAGGAGCTGCTGGACTTCGGGGACAAGAGATGCCACGGGCCGATGACGTCCACGATCTTGTGCGCTATCGACGTGCTTGTGGATGGCCCGTTTATGGAAGAGCAACGGGATATCTCGCTCAGGTTCAGAGGGTCCAGGAACCAGCGGATCCTCGACATGAGGAGGAGCTTGGAGGTGATGAGGCCGGTGTTATGGGAGGAGAAAAGAGAGAATGGCTAAGAAGATCGTTAACTGCAAATACTGCCAGGCAGAAATCATTTTTGTCAAGACGCCGGAGGGAAAGGCGCTCCCCTGCGATCCCAGCCTACTGCCGTACAAGGCGGGCGGCTATGAGCGGCTCCTCACAGAGGACGGGGAGATGGTCAAGGGCTATCTGCACTATGCCGCCTCGGAGGAGCCGGACGGGATGGCCTACCGGCTCCACTTTGCGACCTGCCCGCATGAGCGGGAGCGCAAGAGGGAGCAGAGGGCACAGCGATGAGTGAGAAGGATCTGGAGGCGCTCCTTCAGAGGCTGAAGGCAAACCGGGAGAAGGTCCCCGCCGAGCTGCTGCGGACGAAGTACGCCGCCCCCTATGGGAGGTTAAAGAGCCAGATAAACCAGGCCCTGAAGGAGGAAGCGGTAAGGGTGCCGGATGGTCTGCGCCCCGTGGGGCCGCTGCCGTCCTGGTTCCCGGAGGAGATCGCCGGAGTATTTGCCAGGACATTGGATGGGGCCGGCACGCTGTCGAGGCTCCGGAGGGCGGTATACAGGCATTATGATGCGGCTGAGGCGATGGCGATCGCCAGGGAGACGAACACGGCCTTCCTGGCCGCCTTGGCCGGGTACGTCGAGGAGTGCGCTTGCCTGGTGCTCGATCTGAGAGAGCCGGACGAGCTGAAGATATACAACTACTACCTTGGGATGTATTGGAACGAGGATGCCGGGACGTGGAGAAGGCCCGGCGAAGGTGAGGCTGTGCCGGATGGCGGCAGGCTGTGGGAGGAGAAGAGAAAATGGAGATGATCATCATGGCTGTTTTGATGGGGCTTGTATCGGGAGTTATTGCGAGCTTTGCCACCACGGTGTTTACCCTCAGGTATTGGGCGGTCCAGGAAGAGCGCCGGCGCAAGGCGGCCAGGAAGGCCAGACTCTCCAGGATGGCTGAGGAAGAGACCCAGGAAGAGCGCCGGCGTAGGGATGTCTTTTATACGCTTCAGAGGAGCCAAGAGCGGCCCTCCGAGTCCAACGTCACACTTTTCCCCACTGAGAGGGCGAGGAGCGGGAAGGGGCGCATCCGGGGCGCTTACAAGGGGCCAGACGGAGCGGTCACGTTCGTGGGCATGGAAGGGGCGGGGGCGGATGTCTAGGCTCAGGTACGGGACAAAGCAGGAGGCCATCAGGGCGCTGGTGGCCGACGCCTCCCTTCCGGAGGTGACGACCAGGGAGCAGGCAGAACAGTATCTGCAGGCGCACATCCCGCCGGAGAAGATATGGCAGGCCCGGATCAGGGAGAAGATCAAGGAGATGTTCCCCAGCTCTTTCATCTGGAAGGCGGCCCAGGGGAGCTATTCACAAGGTGGCCTCCCTGATCTGTGCGCCGTCATCGGCGGCCGGTTTTTTGGGTTCGAGATCAAACGCCCCTATTTCGGGAGGGCGACGAAGCTCCAGCTGAAGACCATCAAGGACATACAGGCGGCAGGCGGCCAGGCTTACGTGGTCTGCTGGCCGGAGGATGTGGAGGAGCTCCTCCGGCCAGTATGGGAGGAGGCGAAGCAGAATGAAGCGACATGACCAGATAGCCTTGAAGCTGTTGAGGAGCGGGGCCGGGAGCTTGACGGAGGCCGAGTGCGTGTCCCTCATCGGCGACCTGTTGGTGGCAATGACCCACCGAGGGGAGCGCATCCGGGACTATGACCACAAGGAGCGGAGCCTCTACGGCGTGAGGAAGATAAAGGGCCGCTATTATTTCCTGGCTGCCCAGGATGCGGGAGAGGAGGGCGGCGGCGATGGCACGCTCTGACTTCCAGGCGCTAAAGACCTACCTCTCCAGATACGGGGAAGCGCAGAAGCAGGAGAAGCGCTTGGCCGACAGGCTGGACAGGCTGGACAAAGACCTGGGCAGGCATGGGGCCCCGGACCCCCAACCCGGGGTGACGCTCCGGGAAACAGTTCAGGATTTTTCCGGCGCCCCCTCCCCTATCCAGGGAACAGGGCCAGGAAATCCAGAAGGCAAAAACCAAAACCCCGGCATCGGAGCGAAGGCAAACGCTCCGGATGCGAGGGGCAAGCGCTTGCCAGTTGAAGGCGGGAGCTTCCCTTTAGACCCCGTACCCGGAGCCGATGAAACGCTCCGGGATTTAGGGACGGGATTCCCTGACCCCGGGGAAGGGCCAGGAAAAACAGGGACGGGTATCCAGGGACGGGGCATCGGCCCAGGATACCCGGATGACAGCCGGCAGAACAGAGGGCAGACCTCGGCACCACATGGGCCAGGGTCTGCGGATGTCGGAGAGCAGGGGCCTGATTTAAACAGGCACCCCCTCCCCCCTGGGGGCGATCGCTCCGGGAATTTCTGGCGGGTGGAAAGAAGGGCTCAATGCGCAAAGGCTTTAGCGGATCAGAGGGCCGCCACTGCCTCGGCCAGGGATGGCCTGGTCAGGGCGCTGTGCTTGCTGCCACCTGACAGCGAGAGGCGGTATGTACTGGAGCTCAGATACCTGGACTCATTGTCGTGGGGGGTGGTGGCTGAGGTGGCGCACATGTCCAGGTCGTCGTGCTTTAGCAAGGCGTCGGCGGGGATCAGGGAGCTGCTAGGATATAGCGAGGTACAGGAGATGATCAGGGGCCAGTGATGGCCCTTGGTCTTTTTTTTATTTGTCTTCCCGAAAGTGTGGACTCACTTGGACTCTTTTGGACTGTATATTAGTCAGTGTATCAGACAGGTGCTCTACAGCATAGACGCTGTCTGTTACTGTTCCTCGCACGCTGAGCAGCTGCTTTGCGTGGGCCTGGGTCTGTGCGCCGTCGGGCGGGCTTATCCAGGCACTGTCGTTGCAGCTGCTTATGCTGCAACATGGCGGGCTAGTTCAAGCTTCTCCTGCCGCGAGGAGCGGATGATGCGAGAGGCCAGAGGGGGAAGGGCAGGGGCCAGCGGATTGACAGCTTCCCTGCCGCGAGGAGCGGATGATACGAGAGGCCAGAGGGGGAAGGGCAGGGGCCAACGGATTGCGTCTGGCCCCTGCCGCATGGTGCCCATGCCCCTGCCACTTATGCCCTGCCCCTGCATGTGCTAGGCTTCTGTCGTGTCTTGTGAAGGCTTCACAGCTTCAAGTTGATTCGAGACAAGAGGCTCGGCAGGCCTTCGGGTCGGCTGCCTGCAAGGGGTGCCCCTCTCCCCGTCCGGCGGGCGGGTCCTGGCGGCCCCCGAAAATGGAGCGGCTCGGGGACGGTCCAATATTTTTGGGGATATTATCAAAATTATTTGATATATCGCATAACTAATTAATTAAGAGGTAAAAATATATTAATGGCAACGACAGAAAAAAAGGAATTAATAGCGGTTGAGCTGGACGAGGCGACCGGCCTCCCGGCCGCTCGATACTGCCGGGTTGATGTCGTCGCCAAGCTTTTCGGGCTCAGTGTCCGCCGGTGCCACGAGCTGACCCAAGAGGGAATCATCCCGACGATCGCGGCCCCGAAGGGCGGCCCCGGCCGGGCCCGGTGTTACGACCTGGTCCCCACCATCCAAAAGTACGTGGAGTACCTGTCGCAGAAAGCTTTCCATAAGCGCGGTCCCACCGATAGGGAGGCCGAGCTGAAGACCCAGAAGCTGGAGGCAGACATTGCACTCAAAGAGAGTCAGGGCGAGCTCCACCGGTTAAAAACAGCGATCGCCGCCGGGGAGTATATCTCCATTGAGGAGGTCAAGCTGGACTATGCCCGGTTCTTTGTTTCTTTGAAGAAGTTCTCCATGTCCATCCCGTCCAGGACGGTCGGCATGATCGCCGGACAGCTGGACCCGCTGGAGGCCAGGAGGATGGAGAAGGAGCTGTCCGCAGAGATAGCCGCCCTCCTCGACTCCTTCGTGGTGGCCGGCGTGACACAGAAGGAGGCCAAAGCGGCCGCTTCGAAGAACGCCAAGGAAGCCAAGGAGGCCCAGGAGGGCAAAGAAGCCAAACCGGCGAAGACGGCCAAGCCCAAGGCCAGCAAGGGGGCGAAGGATGCCGGCAGCTAAGCAGCGCCGCTTGTGGCGGAAAAAGTACGAGGTGCCCGGCTACATCGCCGAGTCGCTCCGGATGCTGCGGCCGCCGGAGGATATTCCGGTTTCAGAATGGGCGGAACGCTACCGACTCCTCGATTCCAAGTCTTCGGCCATGCCCGGCCCATGGAAGAACCGGAAGACGCCATACCTAAAGGACATCATGGACGAGCTGAGCAACTACGAGACCAGGGAGATCATTTTCTGCAAGCCGACACAGTGCGGCGGCACCGAGGCCCTGCTCAACATGCTCGGTTATGGCATCGCCCAGGACCCGGCCCCCATGATGCTGGTATATCCCACTGACGACCTGGCCCGGAGTGTGTCAAAAAACCGGCTCCAGCCGATGATAGACAACTGCCCGGCCCTAAAGCGCCTTTACCATGAGACGGAGTCGGAGCTCCTGGAGATGCAGTTCGATGGTATGTATCTGAACCTGGTGGGCTCTAACAGCCCGGCAGACCTGGCATCCAAGGCCGTGAAATACCTTTTTTTGGATGAGGTGGACAAGTTCCCCGGGGCCTCAAAGAAAGAGAGCGACCCCATCTCCCTGGCCAGGGAGAGGACGAAGACCTTCGCCACGGCAAAGATCTACATGACATCCACCCCGACCATCAAGACCGGCCACATCTGGAAGGCCCTGGAGGACGCCGACGTGGAAAAGCACTTCTTCGTCCCGTGCCCCCACTGCGGGGAATACATCGAGCTGAAGTTTAAGCAGCTCCACTGGCCAGAGAAGGCCGACGACCTGACCATCTCAGAAAGGGCCGATCAGGCTGCCTATGTCTGCCAGGAGTGCGGGTGCGTCATCACGGACGCCTACAAGGACGGGATGCTTCAGGCGGGAGAATGGCGTATCGTCCGGGAGTCCGCCTCCGTCCACAAGACTGTTGGGTACTGGCTCAATACGCTTTACTCCCCGTTCGTCCGTTTTTCAGACATCGCCCTGGCCTTCATGCGGTCGAAGGACGACCCGGAGGCGCTGCAGAATTTTGTCAACTCCTGGCTTGCTGAGCCGTGGGAGGATGAGCGCCTGAACGTGAGCGCCGAAAGCGTGCTTGCCCAGCAGACCGGCACGCCCGCTATGGTCGTTCCAGACTGGGCGAAGCTGATCACGGCCGGCGTGGATGTGCAGGAGACAAGCTTCTATTGGTCGGTCAGGGCGTGGGGCGACTACATGACAAGCCAGAACATCGCCCACGGGCAGGCGCTCTCCTGGGACGATATCGCCTTAATCATGAACACGCCTTTCCAGAATACCAGGGGCGACCAGTTCCTCGTTGCCCTGTGCCTGGTCGACTCCGGGTATCAGGCCGATAGCACGTATGCTTTTTGTGTGGACAACCAGGACTGGGCCATGGCCGCCAAAGGTGCCTCGAACCCGATGGCGTCGCATTTCAGAATATCCAAGATAGACAAGGTCGACAGCCGGGCCTATGGCCTGCCGCTGGCCATCGTGGACGGCGAGAAATATAAGGATATGATCGCCGCTCGTGTAAAAAAGTCTCCCGGCAGCACGGGGGCGTGGATGGTCTATCAGGGATGCGATGAGGAGTACGCCAACCAGGTGACGGCAGAGCACAAGGTCAATGTCAAGACCGGCGGGCGCATCGTCCAGCGCTGGAAGACAAGGCGCTCCCATATCGACAACCATTATTTGGACTGCGAGGTCTACGCCATGGCAGCGGCAGACATCCGGGGCGTGAGATATCTGCACCTCGAGGCGGAGCGTCCGCCGGAACCGACCCCGAAGCGGGAGCCGAGCACTCCAGAGGAAAATTGGATAGGAACACATGACAACTGGATCTAGGAGAGGAGGCCGTTATGGCAGATGCACCACAGACGCCGGAAGAGCGGCTAGTCCAGGTACGAGAGGCCATCCAAGCCGTGCTCTACGGCGGCCAGTCCTATAAGATCGGCTCCCGGAGCCTTACCAGGGCCGACTTGGCGCTCCTCAGGACGATGGAGAAGGAGCTGGCGGCCGACGTAGCCGCCGCCAATGCGTCGCCGTTCATGGACGACACCTATGTAGCGGTCTTTACCGGGACAGGACGGTGACGATGAGCGTGATTGACAGCCTGGTGGCACTGGTATCGCCCGCAGCCGCGGCAAAGCGTGCTGCCTGGAGAAATGTATATAACGAGATCCGGCACTACGATGCCGGGAGCTATGGCCGCCTGAATGCGGCGTGGGTCACTCAGAACGATTCCGCCGAGAATACGGACGGCTACAGCCGTGACGTGGTCCGGGCAAGAGCCAGGGACTTGGAGCGTAATTCCGACGTGATGAACGCCATCCTCGGCGCTTTCAAGCGGAACACCGTTGGCCGGGGCTTCCAACTTCAGGCGAAGACCGGCACCGCCACTGTGAACAAGGCCATAGAGGACTTGTGGCGGCGATGGTGCAAGGCTCGGAATTGCGACGTGACGGGCCAGCAGTCGCTTAGCCAGATCATGAGGATGGCCGTGGTCAGGAAGAAGGTGGACGGGGGCGTCCTCTTCATTAAGCGATACACCCGGGACGGCATCGTCCCCTTTAGCCTTCAGATGGTCGAGGTGGATGAGCTGGACGGCATGGCCACCACGCCGAAGGGGAAGGGCAACAAAATTTTGAACGGCATCGAGTACAGCCAGTACAACCGGCCCATGGGCTACTGGATTCGGACGTATCAGCTGGATGGGATGACGCCGGCGGACCCGCAGTATATCGACGCCAAGGACGTTATCTTCTACTTTACAAAGAAGCGCCCCTCCCAGGTGCGGGAGATGTCGGACATGGCCCAGACCCTGACAAGGATCAGGGATTGCAACGAGTTCATCACGGCGGTCAGCGTCAAACAGCGGATAGAAGCCTGTCTCTCGGTCTTCATTAAGAAGGCGCTCCCCGTTTCTGGAGTCGGCAGGCCCGCCACATCCATGGAGCGCCGGATGGACTACGAGGGCAAGAGTCTGACCCCCGGCATGATCCGGGAGCTCAACGCAGGCGACGACGTCACGGTGGTAAACCCGACCGGCCAGGGCGTGGACGCCGCCCAGGTGGTCAAGCTCATGCAGCGCCTGATCGGTGCCGGGCAGGGCCTGTCCTATGAGGCCATGTCCCGGGACATGTCAGAGACGAACTACTCCTCTGCCCGGCAGGGAGCCATCGAAGATGAACTCACATTCGTCGAGGAGCAGGAAGCGCTCATAGCTGTCCTGGATGAGATCTATGAGACCTTTGTCATCTCCTGCGTCCTGTCGGGTGCGGTAAGCCTCCCGGATTTCTGGGAGAAGAAAGACCAGTACCTGGAGCATGAGTGGATCGTCCAGCCCAAAAAATGGATAGACCCGCAAAAAGAGGCGACAGCCACGAAGACGGCGCTCAACACTGGTGTGAAGACTTTCAAACAGGTTAGCGCCGAGAACGGCACCGACTGGCGTGCACAGATAGATGACATCGTAGAGGTGCTCCAGTATGGAAAGGCCCAGGGCGTGGATTTAGGAGGTGTGTTTTTCGATGGCAAGCTACAGAGCGAGGCAGAGGAGGAAAGCCCGGACGGCAGCGATGGCGGACCAGCCGCCGATGAGCCGGACGGCGACGCCCCTGCCGGAGGAGACGACGGCGACAGCGTCGGCAAACCAGACGAAAGCGACGGCGGCGGGACAGGACAGGAGCAGTAATGCGACCCGGTCTTTCCCCGGGTGCTTTATCCGTGAGGAGGAAGGCGAGGCCGGCGGCCGGACCTTCACGCTGTCGTTTTCTTCAGAAGACCCCTATGTCAGGTGGTTTGGCCCTGAGATACTGAGCCATGCCGACGGATGCGTCGACCTGGACCGCCTGAACAGTATCGGTGTCTTGCTGTTTAATCATGACCGGGACGAAGTACTGGGGAGGATAGACAAGGCCTGGATCGAGGATAACCGGGGCTATGCACAAGTCACGTTCGACGCTGACGCAGACGCCGAGGTTATCTATCAGAAGGTCAGAGGCGGGACGCTCAAGGGCGTGTCTGTCGGGTATGCCGTGGACGTGTGGGAGGACGTGGCGCCGGGCGCTGTGTCAGAGGACGGCCGGTTTACTGGCCCCTGCTCCATCGCCAAGCGCTGGACGCCCTTTGAGGTGTCCATCGTGTCCGTCCCGGCAGATGCAACTGTGGGGGTTGGCCGGTCTCTGGAGAGCCAGGGCACTGACATGCTCGAGACATACCAGAGGCTTTATACATATAACAACAACTTAAACCATAAGGAGGTATAGCCATGGGCAGAGAGGAAATCTTAGCCCGTCAGCGCGCCCTGCTTGAGCAGGCAAGGGCCGAGGGCAGGGCGATGACCGCCGAGGAGCTGTCGGAGTTCGACGGCTTGCAGCGGACGCTCGAGGCGATCGACGCAAGACAGGCGGCGGCCCCGCCCGTAACGCCGGCGGCTCCTGCGGCCGCACCGCAGGCAGGCGAGACGGCCACCAGGGCGGCAGTGGAAGCAGAGCGGGCGAGAGTCCGTGAGATTACGGACATGTGCGGAGAGTTTGGGATGGATTGCCGGTCTTATATCGAGGACGGCAGTACTGTCGAGGCAGTCAGGGCCGCCCTGATCGAGCACATTCGGGCGAACCGGGCACCGATCAGGACGTCCGTCCAGGTCGAAGCGGCCGAGGAGGACAAGTTCCGGGCCGCTGCCGCTGACGGCCTTCTGATGCGTTCCGGCATTACCCCGGCTACGCCGGCAGACGGTGCCAGGGACTTCAGGGGGATTAGCCTCCGAGACCTGGCCATCGAGTGCCTGGAACGTGAAGGCGTGACCGTCGGCGCCGGGAAGCTGACCCGGGCAAGTTCCGACGACCTGTATAACGCCCTCTGCCGGCAGTTCTACAACCCGTCCTCCAGCTTCCCGGCGATCATGGACCAGACGATCCGAAAGGGCATCGTGGACGCCTACAGCAAGGTGCCGACCACTTTCGAGCGGTTCACGACCAAGGGCACGCTGCAGGACTTCAAGGAGTCCCCCGACCATGAGTATCTCATCGGTGGCGTAGGCGACTTCGAGAAGGTCCCGGAGGGCGGCGAGATCCACGCCGACAAGCCCAGCACGGCCATGCTGCCGACCCGCAAGTTGGATACCTATGGGAAGCAGTTCTCGATGACCCGCCAGGCCTTCATTAATGACGACATCGGATTCCTCACGCAGGTACCGGGGCTTTACGCCGCTGCCGCCAAGAAGACCATCGACAAGCAGTGCATCGGGGCCCTGTATAACAACCCGGTCATCTATGACGGCGTGGCCCTGTTCCATGCCACCCACAAGAACGTGGCGGCGGCAGACTCCGCCCCGACGCAGGCGGCCATCCAGGCGATGATCCTGCTGCTTCAGAAGCAGACGGACCAGTTCAACGACGCCATCTATGTGACGCCGAAGACCATCGTTGTCCCGGTAGGCTACGGCTTCGACCTGAGCGTCATTTTCCACAGCGCGCAGGTGACCGGCAGTTCCAACAACGACTATAACCCGCTCTACAACTACCCGCTGGAGATCGTGGAGAGCCCGGTTCTCAATGCCCTCGCTGGCACTGGCAAGTGCCCGTGGTTCATGGGGGCCGACCCGTCCAGCGCGAAGGGCATCCAGGTCGACTATCTCAATGGGCAGGAGACCCCGACCATCCGCAGGATGGAAACGCCGGGGACCCTGGGCTTCGTGTGGGATGTCTATCTCGACTGGGGCGTGTCCGTCCGTGACTTCAGGGGGCTGGTCAAGAACGGCGGGGCTGTCCTTGCATGATCCATTGACGGAAAGGAGGTGTGGTTATGAGTAAGGCAACATACCAGTACCGTGGCGAAGCCATCGACTTCACCAACGGGACCGGGGCGAAGATCGAGGCCCTGGAGATCGTGGCCGTCGGCGGCCATGTCGGCGTGGCCGCTGCGGACATCGAAGATGGAGCGGCAGGTGCTGTCCACATGACCGGCGTCTTCGAGATGCCGAAGGACGACGCCGCCATCACCCAGGGCGCTGACGTGTACCTGGTGAGCGGTGCGATCAGCGCCACCAAGGGCACCGGCGCAGTCTTCGCCGGGTACGCCGTGGCAGCGGCAGACGCCGGCGACGATATGGTCCTTGTGAAGCTGATGGGGTGATGGGCATGGCGGGATACATCTTTACCAGGTCCGTCTGCTACCAGAGCGGCCTATACCGCATGGGCTACCCGGTGCCGGGCGGCGTGCCCCAGGCTCTCCTGGATGCCTGGATAGAGGCCGGGAGCATCGCTCCCGCTTCAGAGGACGGGGAACCAGCGCCGCCGGCAAGGCCCGCCAAGGCAAAGCCCAGGGCGGCCGAGCCGGGGCGGGAGGGCAAGGCGCAGCCTAGCCACGGCCCTGGCGCTGACCTGGTGGGGAAGGTCCCGACGCCGCAGGCCAGAGGAGCCGCCCCGGCCCCGCGGAAGCGCCCGGGAAAGAAGGTAGACGGATGACTTTCAAGGAGCAGATCCGTGCGGACGTGGGAAACGTCTTTTTAAACGTGGATGAGTTTGCCGCCGTGCATATCGTCAACGGGAAAGAGATCCCGACGCTGGTGGACAACATCGAGCTGATAGATCGGGAGAAGAAGGCCAAGTCCCACATGGACGGCGTGAACGTGAGGACTACCCTCATCTACGTCAAGGCCCGGGATTATGGGCCGCTTCCTCCCGTTGGCTCCATCGTGCGCCTGGATGGCAGCACGTACAAGGTGACCGACTCCACCAACGAGGACGGCGTCTACTCCATCCACCTGGAGGCTAACAAGAGCTGATATGCGGATAGAGATAGAACTGGATCAGGCCGACGTCAGCGCACTGGACCGGCGTCTGAAGTGGATGGGGGAAGAGGCCCCCCGGGCGCTGAGGAACGCCATTAACCGGACGGCGACGTCTGCCAAGAAAAGCCTGGTATCCAAGACCAGGGAGGTTTACACCTACGGCAAGAAGAACAAGGACATCACCTCTCACATGTCCATGAAACGGGCCACGGCTGGCGATCTTACCGCCATCATCTATGTGAGGGGCGGCACCGAGGAGCTGCGAAACTTTACCGTCGATGGCGGCGTGGGCCATGGCAACACGTTGACGGCCCTCATTAATACGACCAATGGCACCAAGGGTTTCGGTTCGAAGGGCTTCCAGAATCAGGTCGGCGAATATTATGGCCCGTTTATCAGAAAGGGATCGTCCAGGCTGCCGATCGAGAAGCTCCATTCCCTTTCCGTCCCGTCCATGGTGGGCAACCAGGGCCAGGTGTACGGCCCTACCGAGCCGCTGATCATGGCCCAGCTGCAGACCCAAGTCAACGCAGCCGTGGACAGGATCCTAGGAGGTTGACGCATGATAGCGACCTATTTACAGGATGACCTGGCCAAGGAGCTGGAGGGCCTCTTTTCAGATTCCCACTACTTCGACGTGGATGGGAACCCGACTTCCCTCCATGTCTTCAAGCAGTTCCTGCCCGTCCAGGGCACCAAGGGCCTGCCGGAGGGTCTGACAGACGAACAGCTCGAGGAGGGCACCTACTACGCCGCTGAGAGCCAGGAGGACCCGTTTCCCTATATCATCGTCCGTGTGGGGCAGGGGACGATAGAAGACCCGAACGGCGCAGAGACCGTGTATGTGACCTTGCTCCTGGGCGTCCACGACAAGAGCTATGACAACCAGGGCTATAAGGACATCATGCACATGATACAGGTGGTCCACCACCGCTTTTCCAAGAATCCCGTCCTGGCGCATTCTTATGAGTGCGTCATGCCCATGCAATGGGCGCTCCAGGACGAAGAGTCATACCCCTATTTCTTCGGGGGGATGGCACTAAAATTCGAGCTTGTTCCAATCAGAAGGGAGGATAGATATACATGATGGATAATGTGACAGTAGCGCCGCCCATCAACACGGCGCTGGTAGAAGACGGCGAGAGCCTTGGCGTCGTCCCGGAGAAGAGCGCCGGAGCAGACGAAGCCCAGACCGAGGCCGAAGCCCCCAGGGAAGAGGCTCTGAAGGCGACCATCTACATGGGGCCGTCTCTGGACAGGATCGTCCAGCACGGGACCATCTTCGCAGATGGCACGGTTCCGGGCATCCTGGAGGCCAAGGCCAAGGAGGTCCCCGCCATCCGGGGTCTGATCGTTCCTTTTGGGCAGTGCGCTCAGGTGGCCAAGGCGATCACGCTGCCGGATGGCCGGTATCGGATGCTCTATGACATGGTGCAGGGCACCGCAGTCACTAGGTAAAGGAGGTACGCAAAATGGCATTTAACCATGGCGTGAGGGTACTGGAGCAGCCCACCAGCTTGACAGTACCGATTTATGGGACCGCCGGTCTTCAGGTGGTCGTCGGCACCGCCCCTGTTAATCTGGCGGCGGATCCGTATGCTTGCACGAATACTCCGCTGCTGATCAATAGCTTTGCCGAGGCAAGCGAGCTCCTCGGTTATAGCGATGATTTCGCGAGCTTTAATATCTGCGAGAGCATCGATGCGTCCTTCCGCGTCACCAACGTTTATCCTTTGGTAGCCATCAACGTCCTGGACCCGACTGTTCATGTGAAGACGCTGGCCGCCAAGAACTACACGACTAGCAACGGCCAGATCGTGACCACGGACCTGGGCATCCTGGCGGATGAGCTGGTCGTCAAGTACAACAATACTGCGTTGCAGAAGGACGTCGACTACGCCGTCACCTTCGACGACAAGGGCTATGCCGTGATCACCATCTTGGCAGTCCTGGGCGGCATGGCCAACGGCAACGCCGTGACGCTGTCCGTGAGCGGCAAGGCCATCGACCCGGATGCCGTTACTAAGGCCGACATCATCGGCGGCTACAACGCCTCCACCGGTACCGAGAAGGGCCTGGAGGTCATCCGGCAGGTATTCCCCAAGCTGAACCTGACGCCGGGTCTGCTCGTGTGCCCCGGCTGGTCCTCCGACCCCAACATCGCCGCAGCTCTCGCCGCCAAGTGCGAAGGCATCAATGGCGTGTTTTCTTGTGAATGCATTGTCGACTTGGATTCCTCCGAGACCGGAGCGACCAAGCACACCGACGTGGGCGACGTGAAGGAAGCGTCCGCCATGATCTCCGAGCATATGGACATCATGTGGCCCTGTGCGAAGATCGGCGACAAGATCTATCACGGCTCTGCCATCAAGGCGGCCTATACGGCATACACCGACGCCGACAACGACGACATCCCGAACCTGTCTCCGTCTAACATCCCGATTGCTATTTCCGGCATCTGCCTGGAGGACGGCGCCGAGGTGGTACTGGATGAGCAGAGGGCCAACGTGGTCAACTCCTTCGGCGTGTCCACTTTTAACAACTTTAACGGCTGGATCCTTTGGGGCAACCGTACCGCCGCCTACCCGGCCTCTACCGACCCCAAGGACATGTGGTTCTGCTGCCGGCGTTTCTTCAGCTGGTGGGGCAATAGCTTCATCTTGACCTATCACCAGCGTGTGGACTCCCCGGCCAACTATCGCCTGATCGAGGCCATCGTCGACGATGAGAACATGAAGGGCAACTCCCTGGTTGCTCAGGGCAAGTGCGCCGGAGCCGTAATCGAATACCGCGAGGACGAGAACACCATCCTCAACGTCCTCGATGGGAAGATCAAGTTCCACCAGTTGCTGGCCCCGTATACCCCGGCCGAGGACATTGTGAACGTCCTCGAGTTCGACCCGTCCCTTCTTCAGGCGGCATTAGGAGGTGAGTGATAATGGCTAACAATGCAAGGCCGACCAAGGTCAACAGCTACAACGTGTATTTCGGAGAAAAGGCGACCCAGTTCTTGGGCATTTCCGAAGAGGTGACGCTTCCCGACTGGGAAGCCCTCACCGAAGCCCTGAACGGGGCCGGCATCCTTGGCGAGATCGATGAGCCTATCGTGGGTCGGTTCGGTGCCAATGAGATCGAGATCCCGTTCCGTGAGTACGATAAGCAGATGTATAAGATCGCATCGATGACGGAGGCGGTGTCTCTGACCCTCAGGATTAGCCGCCAGGCGATCGAAAAGGCCACCGGTGTGACCGATTTCCTTCCGACCAGGATCGTCATCAAGGGCAAGAACAAAGGCTTTGCGTCTGGATCCGTTAAGGCTGGCGCAGGCTCTGCCCCGTCGATGAAAGTCGAGATCTTCTACTACCTGCTTGAGATCTCCGGGGAGAAGGTCTTCGAGCTGGATAAGCTTAACTTCGTCTACAAGGTCAACGGCAAGGACCTCCTGAAGAAGGTCAAGAAGCAGATCTGATGAGGGTCTGACAACAGGAAAGCGAGGAATAGCAGATGGCAGTATCTAAGATTGCGGAACACCTGGACGATGCCGGCGCTGTCGAGGCGGTAAAGGCCACCACGGCCCCCGCCCCCGCAGCCGTGCAGGATGAGAATGACAACTACATCAAGTTTGCAAAGCCCTACACCTTTGAGGATGAGACCTATGAGGGCGTGGACCTGTCCGGCATCGAGGACCTGTCTGCCAGGGATATGATCACGGTGCAGCGCAAGCTCGACCGGTCCGGCGCTGTGTCGGCGCTCCCCGAGATGTCCATGGAATACGCCCTCATGTTTGCGGCCATGGGCTCCAAGCTCCCCATTGAGTTTTTCGAGGGGCTCCCGCCTAGGGAGGCCGTGAAGGTTAAGAACAGGATCACGCTTTTTTTCTTCGGAGCGGAATAAGTCCGGGCGACGGCGCATCCATACGCCGCATATGCGTGCGGATGGCAATCCTTCTGAAGACGGGGCTCGACGCTCTTTATGACTTAGCCATAAATGAGTTGTTTGAAATTGCCAAGGAGGTGACGGACGCGTATGGCAAGTAAAGAGCAGCAGCTGGCGATCAAGATCGCCGGCAAGATCGACAGCTCCTTTACGTCTATGCTGAGCACTGTACAAAGTGGCATATCCAGTATCGCCAAGGCCGCCTCCACCAGCATGATGGCGGCCGGGGCCGCCGTTGCCAGCATCGGCGCGGCAAGCGTCGGTGTGGGCAAGGAGTTTGAGGCGTCCATGTCCCAGGTGGCGGCTACCATGCTCCTGGACACTTCTTCAGAAGAGGGCATCGCGAATTTTAACGCCCTGGAGGCGGCCGCCAGGCAGTGCGGGGCGACCACCTCCTTCTCGGCCACCGAGGCAGCGCAGGCGCTGAACAACTTGGCCATGGCCGGGTACGGGGTAGAGCAGGCCACCACGGCCCTGCCTACCGTGCTAAACCTCGCCGGGGCCGGTGCACTCAGTCTGGCGGACTCGTCCAGATACCTGACGGCTGGCTTGGCATCCCTGGGCCTGGATACCACGGAGGAGAATTTTAATCACTTCGCCGACGTCTTGGCTATCACAGCCAGCAAAGCTAAGACAGACGTTGCCGGGCTGGGCGATGCCATCACCACCGTGGGCGCTACCGGCGGCAAGCTGGCCGGCGGCCTGGATGAGGCGGCGGCTGCGCTTGGCATCCTGGCCAACGTGGACTATACAGGGGCAGAGGGCGGCACCCACTTGCGGAATATCATCAACAGCCTGCAGGAAGCCAGGAACGCCGATGCCTCTGCTATGTTTGAGAAGATGGGCGTCTCTGCCTACGATGCCAACGGCAACATGCGCCCGCTGCAGGATACCCTGGGCGATATCGGCGACTACCTGAACACCCTGGACACCCAGCAGGCCAAGGACAACGTCATTAACACGCTGTTCAAGCAAACAGACCGTGCGGCGGCCCAGGCGCTCATAGACAACCTGGATAAGTGGGATGAGCTTCAGAGCGCCGCCGAGAATGCCAGCGAGGGCATCGGGGCGGCCGCCAAGATGTACGCCATCCAAATGGATAACTTGGTGGGCGATACGGCCATCCTCGGGTCTGCCCTGGCAGATGTGGGGATAGGCATATACAAGAACATACGGGACCCTCTCAGGGAGATGACGCAGTACGCCTCCACGATGGTCACCAAGCTGGGCGATGCTCTGAACAAGGGCGGCTTGACCGGCCTGGCGGGCGCTTTCGGGGACGTGCTTGGCGAATCGATCACGATGGCGGCAAAGAACGCGCCGGCTGTCGTGCAGGCGGCGAAGGATGTCCTCACCTCCTTCGGGGAAGGCATCCGGAGGAACGCTCCGGCGATGGGGCAGGCCGGAGCCGAGCTGGTCTCTGGCTTCCTGAGCGTCGCCGGCACGTACATGAAGGAGTTTATCGCGACCGGCGGCGCGCTGGTCACCTCGTTCGTCCAGGGGATGACCACGCAGATCCCGGGCATGGTCCAGGAGGCCACGCAGATCGGGACAAGCATCCTTCAGGCTGTCGGGACGATAGGCCCCCAGCTTATCACCGCCGGGACGGACGCCATCGTGGCACTGGCCGAGGGCCTGGCCGGTGGCTCTCCGGAGCTGATGGGCGCGGCAGAGAATGCCGTGGCCCGCATTGGCGAGGCGCTGGTGGCGGCAGCTCCCCGCCTTATTGCGGCGGGCGCTCAGCTGGCCGGGGCCGTGGCCAAGGGCGTGGTGTCCAACATCGGATCAGCGCTCACGGGCCTAGGCGATGGGTCCGCCTCTTTTGCGGACTTGGCCGCTTCCTTCGCTCCTCTCCTGATCGTAGGGGCGAAGCTTCCCGGGGTCTTTCTGAAAGCGTCTACTGCTATAAAGGGATTCCAGAAGGGCATGGCGGCGGTAAGGGTTGCTGTCGCTGGCATATCTGCCCCGGTGGCTGCCGTTATCGGAGTAGTCGCTGCTCTCGGGGCGGCGTTTATGACGTTATGGGCCACGAATGAGGGTTTTCGCTCCAAGATGACGTCCATCTGGGAGGGGCTGAAGTCCTCTGTCTCCAGCTCGATTGAGAGCATCAAGTCTTCGCTGTCCGCCATGGGTGTGGACTTTGGTTCCATCGTCCAGGGCCTGTCCAGTGTATGGCAGGGGTTCTGCAGCACTATTGCTCCTCTGTTCACTGGTGCCTTTTCGGCGGTGTCAGCAGCCGTTTCGACGGTGGTCAGCGTCATAGCTGGCATCGTGCAGGGCCTGGCTGCCCTGTTCAGCGGCGACCTGGCCGGGGCGGTTAGTGCCCTGGGCGGCGTCTTTGATACGATCTGGGGCGGGATCCATGATGTCGTGTCGTCCGTCGTCACGGCCGTTGTGGAGGTTATCAACAACCTGATAACCCTGTTCGGCGGTGACTTTCAGATATCCGTCGAAGGTGTGCAAAGTGCTGTCGATACGGCTTTTGGCGCTATTCAGATGGTTATCGATACTGTTGTCGGCGCAGTTACTACAACTGTGACGGCGCTGATCCAGCTTCTTAACGGCGATTTTTCTGGGGCCTGGAATACAGTCAAAACCGCAGCTAGTAAGGCTTTTGGATCTCTTAAAGCAACAGTCAGTACCAAGGCGGCTAGCATTCTCAAGAATCTTCAGGACAAAGCCGCAGGAATCGGAAAGTCTTTAACGTCCGGTTGGGAATCCCTGAAGTCAGCGGCCAGCGCCGGGCTGATGACAGTTATGTCCGGCGTAAGGGAGAAGGCAGGAGGAATCCTGACAGCCCTCCAGACAAAGGCGGCCCCGATCGGGACGGCCCTCACGTCCGGTTGGGAATCCCTGAAGTCAGCGGCCAGCGCCGGACTGATGACAGTTATGTCCGGCGTAAGGGAG